CCGTTTGCTTAACGAAAGAATTCATGCAGGCGGTCGAAAACGACGACGAGTACGAATTACGGTTCCCGGACATCGAAAATTACACCGAAGAAGAAATGCGCTACTACAACGAACACTGGCACGAAGTCGGTGACGTTCGCGAATGGGAAGCGATGGGCTTCGGAATCAAAACGTACCGCAAAATTAAGGCTCGCGCGCTTTGGGATTTAATTAACATTTGCGCCACTTACTCGGCCGAACCTGGAATCTTCTTTATCGATAATGCTAACGATATGACCAACGCAAAGGCTTACGGTCAAAAAGTTGTCGCTACTAACCCCTGCGGGGAACAGCCTCTCGCACCTTACTCCGTTTGTAACCTCGCTGCGATCAACCTCGCTAATGTCGCCAACAAGGAAACGAAAGAAGTCGATTTCGAGAAACTCAAACGGATTGTCCGCGTTGGCGTCCGCATGCAAGACAACGTAATCGACGCAACTCCGTATTTCCTCGAAGCTAACCGAAAACAAGCGTTAGGCGAACGTCGTATCGGAATGGGCGTTATGGGCTTGCATGACCTACTAATCTATTGTGAGAAAGTATACGGCTCGCCGGAAGGCAACGAATTAGTCGATAAAATCTTCGAAACGATTGCAACGACGGCTTACCGCGAATCTATTGAACTAGCGAAAGAAAAAGGCTCGTTCCCTTACCTTGTCGGCAAAACAGACGAAGAAACCCACAAGCTACGCGAAGCCTTCATTAACACGGGATACATGCGTAAAATGCCGGAAGACATTCGCCAGGGCGTTTTGAAATACGGAATTCGCAACTCGCACTTACTGACGGTCGCACCGACAGGTTCCACCGGAACATTAATCGGATGCAGTACCGGACTTGAACCGTATTTCGCGTTTAAATACTACCGCAGCGGTCGACTCGGCAAATTTATTCCGGTGATTGCCGACATTGCGCTCGAATGGCTAAACGCGAACGGATACGAAGTAACCGAAACAAATGTCGACGAAATGCTCGACAAATTACCGTCGTGGTTTGCCAGCGCAATGGAACTAACGCCGGAACAACACGCCGATGTGCAATGCATCATTCAGCGCTGGGTCGATTCATCGTTAAGCAAGACCGTTAACGCGCCTCGCGGTTATACAGTCGCGCAAGTGAAAAAAGTTTACGAGCGCTTATATAAAGGCGGCGCAAAAGGCGGTACGGTTTACGTCGACGGCTCGCGAGACGCACAGGTACTTTCGTTGACGGCCGAAGAAAACAAGTTCGAGGACAACGCGCCGAACAAAGTCGTTTTGGTCGAAACGGTCAACGAGCTTAAATCGACGGATGTAAAAGTCGGAACGGAAATCGGCGATACTTGCCCGATTTGCCGCGAAGGCAAGATCATCGACGCAGGCGGTTGTCATACGTGCGCAAACTGCGGCGCGCAGTTGAAATGCGGATTATAAGAGGGGAGCGATATTATGACGTGCTGGGGCGTTACCGCACGCAATGAAGCGCAAAAAGTCGCCATTCGTGCGTTACTAAACGATAAACCTTACGCATTTCTCACCGGACCGGCGGGCAGCGGGAAGTCTCTCGTTGCCCAAGCCGTCGGGCTTGAACGAACAGTCGAACGCAAAGATTTCGACAAGCTTGTTTACACGCGCCTGCAGGCGCAACTCGGAATGGAAATCGGTCACTTGCCGGGCGACATTAACGAAAAGACTTATCCGTTTGTGCGCCCGTTTCTCGATAACCTCGAAGCGATGTCAGACAAATCGAAGCAAATCGTACAGTACCTAATGGCTGGCGGCGACAAAGCGCGTGTGTTCTTCGACCCGATTCAAACGATGCGCGGCGGCAGTTTTCACCGATCGTACATTATCGTTGATGAGGCGCAAAATCTCGACGTCGGCACGATTCACGCCGTGGCTACCCGCCTAGCAACCGGCTCGAAAATGGTGTTTTGCGGCAACTTTGCGCAAATTGACACGCCAAAACTCCGCAAACCCGAAACGAATGGACTGTTCCGGTTGTTAAGCGGATTATACGAACGCAACGCACACGATTACTTCGATCACGTCAATCTGACGGAAGTTGAGCGTCACCCAGCGATTGCGATTGTCGAGGATATTCTCCGCAATCACGAAATGGCGCCGGAGTTTGCGGAATTGGAGGCGAGAGGTAATGTTTAAGCCAGGCGACCGCATTTACGTTCGCAGGCTGGGCGACGGTGACGGACGTGTTCCCCGGCGAACTTTATCCGATTCAAGTCACGCTCGACAAGCCCGACGGCGACGGGCACGCGGTAAAGCGCGTAAATATTTACGATATTGTGCGCGACTTTTAATTTTCGACCGTATGATTAAGTGAAGGGAGTTGATAGCGAATGACAAACGATGATTTCGAACAACGCCGACGTATAATGCTCGATATACTACGGCGTTGGACTAACGAACGAAAGGAGCGAATAGAAAAAGCCCGAAAAATAGCCACAAAGGCAATCGGAAGACACTTAAACGATGGAGGAGATACGATGAAAGTTAACGAGAAAAACACGGCACTTCGTGTCAAAATCAAACGCCTACATCCCGACGCAGTAATTCCGCGCTACGCATACGAATTTGACGCCGGTTTCGACCTTGTGGCGGTCGAGGATGTCGTGATCGAGCCGGGCGAAACGAAGTTAGTCCGCACAGGCTTGGCGATAAGTTTGCCGCCGAATTACGAATTACAAGTGCGCCCGCGCAGCGGAATTAGCTTGCGGACGAAATTGCGCGTCGTGCTTGGCACGGTCGACGCGGGCTACCGCGGGGAAATCGGTGTGATTGTCGATAATATTGCGGAAGACCCGTGCGGTAATGAATCGCAGTATCTAACGTATATTGACGGTTTAGATTACCGGACAGACGGCGAAATGTACCCAAACGATACGTGCTTGATTCGCAAAGGCGATCGCATTGCGCAAGCGGTCATTAAGCCGGTCGAGCAAGCGCACTTTGTTGAGGTCGACGAGCTAGACGAAACAGAGCGCGGGACTGGCGGATTCGGTAGCACGGGAGTTAAGCGGCTTGATGAATTGCTGTCGAAAATCACGCCGGAAAACCGGCATGAAGAAATCGATATGTAAGGAGGAACGAAAATGAACGAACAACGAATGATTAACGTTTTAGACAAAGGTTATGTCCGACTAGTAAACGTAATGGGTTCCGATTTAACTGTCGTAAACTCGGCACGTGTCAGCTACAACAAGGAATCGAAAGAATTAACCGAGCGCGACATTCGACTCATTAAATTCCTAGCACGAGAAGGGCATACGAGTCCGTTTCGGCACGCTATTTTACAATTCGAAATTTACGCGCCGTTAATGGTTGCGCGTCAATGGTGGAAATACGTAGTCGGCAGCGATCACGTAATGGACGCTTGGAACGAAAGCTCGCGGCGTTATATTACCGAAGAACCAACGTTTTATATTCCGAAAGATAACGAATGGCGGTCAGCTCCGGAAAACTCAAAGCAAGGCAGTGGTGAGCCGATTAACGAATTAACAGGCAGCGTATTTACTTCGAAATTAGAGCAATACATTAAACTCGGTGAATCGTTATACGAAGATGCTTTAAAATCCGGAATCTGCGCCGAACAAGCCCGCCTGTTCCTTCCTGCCTACGGAATGTATGTCCGCTGGTATTGGACCGCAAGCCTTCAATCCGTCGCACATTTCCTCAACCAACGCCTCGCACACGATGCCCAACACGAAATACAAGAATACGCGAAAGCCGTTTACGAATTAGTCAAACCGCACTTCCCGGTATCTATCGGCGAGTTAGTTAAGGAGGCCGGTAAATGACCACGCTTTGGACCAACTTCGCCGACTACATCACGCAAGCCGGCGACTTGCTGATCGCGCACCCGATACTTTCGATTATCGTAACGTACTTGCTCGTTCGCTGGTCGTACAAAGACGGGTACGCGGACGGGTTGCGAGACGGTGTACAGGCGCAAATTGAATGGATTACGGAGGAGGAATCGGAATGAGTAAAATTCACGTTTTACCCGACGAAAATTTAGGCGGTGTGTTGCGAGAGTATGTCGAGGTTGAAATGATCGCCAGTAACCCGGAAGATAGATTCACAACCCTCGAACCGACCGACATCGTTCGCATTTACGAGTCCGACGATATTTGCGGAGTTTATGTACGCTACCGCCTAGTCGACCGCAAGGCGAAAGTGGGCGAGAAGGTTATCGTAACGAACGCGCTGAAAGGCGAGCGAGACAACTGTCCGTTCGATAACGGCTATGTCTCTACAGTTATATCGGCAGGAGAGCGAGGTATTACCGTAAATCCATGCGCTCCTCTATATCACCACGAATACCGCGTCCTCGAACCCGTTGAGACAGTCGAAGAAGGCGACGACGTGCTAACGGTGGACGAAACCGAAGCGCCTCGGTCCGTACTCGACCTACTCGCCAATCTTGCTCATCGTCTTACGACTTTAGAGCAACAAGTGGCGCGGCGAGTGACGGAGTTGGAACGGAAGCTCGGCGAATACGCACGTAAAATCGACGGAATTGAAGCCGACATTCAAAACATTAACATCGATTTGGGAACGGTTGAAATCGACTTAAAAACCGTTAAGGAAAACGTCGAAATGGCGCTCGACGACATTGTTACGCTAGACGAACGCACGCAGCCGTTAGTGGCGCTTGTGAAGGCGGTGAAAGGCGATGAATAAACCGCCAATCAAACTCGCCATTTGCGGAAAGCTCCGATCCGGAAAGGACACCGCGAGCCAATACCTCACGTTATTCTACGACTTCCACCCGTTTGCATTTGCCGACCCACTCAAACGATACCTTCACGAAATCTTTCCGCATGTGCCCCGCGAACCAAAACCACGCGCGCTTTATCAAGCCTTCGGACAAAAACTCCGCGAAATTGACCCCGACGTATGGATTAACTTAACGATGCGACAAATCGACGATTACTTGCGTTTGCACCCGTGCGAGTGCGGCGGCTCGGCGCTAAAGCCGCGCGTTGTGGTCACGGACTGCCGTCAGCAAAACGAATACGACCGCCTGCGCACCGAAGGCTTCGTATTCGTGCGGATTAACGCCGACGACGAACTCCGCATTAAACGAGCGCTCGAAGCTGGCGATGATTTCACCGTACACGACTTGGCGCACGAAACGGAATTGCTGGTCGATAGCTTCGACGTTGACTACGAGGTCGACAACAACGGAACGACAACGGAATTATATGCGCAGTTAGACGTGATTATGACAGCGTTAGGAGTGACGGCGAATGGGCACAGCGAGTAAACGTCCCGACCAACACCTTCGTCTCGAACAACGCTACGGCGCCGCGCTCGACAACCGCGAGAGCGTGCGCCTGCTCCTCGAAGATTACTACGCGTTATTAACCCGCCGATTTAAAGGCGATTACGCCGCCTGCGACATCCTCATCGACTTACACACCGCGATTGAACGCGCTGGGCTGACGGAGAGGCAGCGCGAAGTCCTCGACTATATTTACTTCCGCCAATACAACCAAACGGAAACAGCGCGCGAGCTCGGCATTAAACAAACGCATGTCAGCCGGCACCTTGCGGTTGCCGAATCGAAGATTGCCCGCGTTTTCGAGGCGTGGGCTAGGGCTGGCGAAGGGTACGCGCTTAGTTGGGAGGCGGTCGAGTGAGAATCATCGACACATTACAGCGCGGCGAGCGCCTTTACCAACTTGCCGACACGCCCGTTGGCCGCGTTGTGTTTTACCGGTTTGGTGAGCGCGCCGAATACACGCAATACAAAAACGTAACCAACGGCGACGTACTTTGGCAAATCGTTGATTCGGCGGAATTTGACGCAATACACAACGCCGAGCCTATCGAAATTTTCGCGAGCAAGCGAATTAGCGGGCTAACGCGCCTAACCACGTTTACCGCCGACGGCGAAACATATTGGCTCGCCGAGCCGAAAAAGCCCGACGGTTACATTTACAAAGTCTACGCAACGAACCTTCGTATTTATCCTCGCAAAGAGTACCCCGACATGAAATTCGTGTATGAACGTTTCCACAAACGTGTTTGTAAAGCGCTAGACCGATTCGATCTTGAACGGTTGTATTTCGAAAAAGTTGCCGAATTTAACGGCGGATACGATTTTAGCGTTTACGCTGCGTCGAAAACGATTGACGAATTGGAGGCGATTTTAAATGGGTAGAGCCGAACGCAAACGATGGGCTGCGAACGTCAAATCGATGGAAATCGTAAGCAAACCGCGCGACCAAATCACGCCCGAAGACATCGAGTTCCTGCGTGAAAACTACACGTCAATGGGCGGACTGCTGCCGAAGGGCTTTAACGGCGGCGCGTTTTTCACGCCAACACACATCGCTAAATTCATGTGGGACGTATTAAAACCGCGCTTACCGAAAGCGCCGCGCGTTCTCGAACCGTCCGTCGGCTCCGGTGTGTTCCTCGAACACGCGCCGGCCGACGCCGAAATCACCGCGCTCGAAATCGATGAAACGAGCGCAAAAGTCACCTCGCTTATTTATCCGCACGCTAACGTAATCCTCGGAAATGCCCTCGACCATGACCGCGAAAACTATTACGACGTTGTGATCGGCAATCCCCCGTACAGCGAAAACGTGAGCACCGAGCGTGAGTTTGTGACGCTAACAAAGCGAAAAGGCATGTACGCCGGCAAATCCGAAAACGCGTTTATCGAACTGGCGATTCGCGCCGCAAAGCCGGGCGGCTGGATAGCGTTTATTCTGCCGACGGGCATTGACTTCCGCCAAGATGCCGCCAAAATTCGCCGGCTTATGTACGATACGTGCTGGCATTTCGCCACGATCAAACTACCGCCCGAAACGTTCCAACATGTCGGAACCTCCATCACAACGCAAATCCTCATTATGCGGAAAGTTCCGCCCGGCACTCCACGAATTAAATCGCCGCACACCAAACTTCGTTCCCTTGACGGAAGATTAATCGATTATGAAGCCGAATTTTTCGCCGGCCAGCCGCCTGTTTACATGGCGGAAGTAACCGACATCGGCTACGACAAGCACGGAAACTCAACCGACAAGTGGGGCGACGGCTTAACGCAGCTTGACGAAATCGCCGACGACTTAACGTGGGACGATTTAGTAAGGCCGAATTTATATCCGCATGTACCAACGTGGGTTGATCGCGGCAAGTCAATCACCGAGTACATGTTTTGGGGCGAAGATTGCGACGGACACAAAGACGCGAAACGAACGTATTCAGGCCCACGCCGATGGAACGAATTAACGCTTGGCAGCGGCGAGGAAGTCGAATGGCGCGGCGAAATGCGCTCGACATGGGATTTCGAATGGCAAGACGAGATTGTGAACGAATGGAGGGCGTTACATGACCGCAATTCCCTTTAACGAGCAAGTTACCGTTTTCCGCCGAGAAGCACTCAAAGCGTTTGAATACGTCGCCCTCGACGATTTTTACCGCGCCAAGTTCGCAATCTACAACGGCGATTGGTCGACCGAAAACATTGCCGAAGTGTTAATGCGCGCTAATTACAACGGCGCGCTCGCCCGGCAAATGTATTACAAATACGTTTATCAGCGCGGGTTTGACGCCCGAGCGCTTTGGGACGCGCTAATATTGACGTGGTTAACGAACGGCGTTTGGTCGTTTGACTTCGACCAGGCGATTAAAACACCGGAATTTAAAGCGGTACTGAAACAGTTTCGCTATCCGAAGTGGGTAACGTTCGGGCTGATCGGCGGAGGGCTCGACGACGTCAAGCGAATGGGCGCCGAATTTAGCGAGGAAATGGAACGATTGAAACGAATGGAGGACGCAAAATCATGACGCAAACCACCTACAAAAACGAGTTTGTCTTCGACAAACGCGCTGATTATAAATCAGCTTTCAAACGCTATGTCGACGAACTATTCGCCCGCGCAAAACGCGGCGAGCTGGCGGACCGAGCCGAACGCATGGCGCTGATCGACGAGCTGATTGAGTCGTACATTGCCGCGACCGGTCAGCGTCCCGACAGCGTGCAGCTCGACCGGCTGGCGACGCTTTGCTTGCGGGAGGAATTGACGGATACAAATAGCCATAAAGTAAAGCACGAAGATAGGCCAATTTTAAGCGATTACCAATTTAAATTACGTAGAGGCCGTGATTACAACATAAAACTAATCGAAAATTACGGAAATGATTTACGGAACTATGAGCCTCCGAAACGAAGAAAACGTACAAATAAAGAGCAAGAGTACGTCGAAAAATATGCTTATTCTCGAGATAAAAAAAGGAGATCAGAATATCGAAAATTTATTACTCCAGGAGAAGTCATTGCGTGGAATATTAACGGAAACGAAAATAAAGACATGTTGTCGTGACTCGTCACTTAACTTCAAACAAATCTTCTGCTGAAATTTTCAACAATTTTGTAATAATGAATATACAAGGAGGAGATAAAAACATGAACGACATTTCACAATTAAAATATCTTTTTACCGGACAAGAGGATTTATTCGAAAAATACATCGCTTTTATCGAAGGAACTGGTGATTTAAGCGCTTGGAAGAAAAGTCGAATAAATAGATGTTTAAGAAAGATCGGAAAACAGCATTGTTGGGTTTGTAATACGCTAAAAACAATAGATGATTTTAACCGTGCTTCTCAATGCAAAAAGTGTATAAGAGAATTGTCTCGTAAAAACTATAAATATGACGGGAGTTCAAAAACAAATACAAGACAAGAGGAGCCCGTTGAATATGAGTTTAGATATAGAGATGTAGTTAAGAGATGGCGTCAATTAAATAAAAGAGCGGAGGAATTTGGTTTACCAGCGTTTATGACTGCTCATAATACAGAGATTATGCTAAATCACTTTTTGAATGAAGATGGTTATATTTGTTGTGCATACTGCGACGAAGTTTTAAAGACGTCGGAAGAAGTACATTTAGATCATTTTGTGCCAATCGCTTTAGGAATAAAAGGTAGTACAGAAGATAATATAGTTCCTTGTTGTAAGACATGTAATCTAATAAAAAGAGACTTAACGTTTGTTGAGTGGATTACACATATGGAAAAAGTATTAGGAGCCCGCGTTAATAAAGATAAGTTCGGTAAATTAGAAACCTACATGGCTCGATACAACATTAATATATACGAAGAAGTTCGGTTTGTTAAAGACGAAGAAGCGATATAATCAAATATTTTTATGAATGGTGTATATTTTTGGATATTTAACACTAACGCATTATGGAACGTAAATAAGCGTCTTCTATTAATTTTGAGAGTATGTTTTATTTCGGTGGTTAAAATTGATCTTATTTGACCAAACGCTGTCAGAGCAAACGAAAAACGATTTCTCGAATCATAGTACACGCCATTTTAAAATAAAACGCTTACAAAGTGGTGGATTTATCGCCGCACCGATCGTCGATTAATTCAGCGGGTTGACTCAACGTCTCAACGACCACGAAAGACTCGCGTGGGAGGCAGCGGACTCTCGGGAAAGCCCGCGAGGACGTTCGCCGACTTGAATTAAACAAATTTATCGCCCGTTGAGCTTTTGCTCAAGTGCGGCCGAAAAACATGCTCCGGCTAATAGCCGTGATGAAAGGCGCTATATTATTCGGAAGTATAGCGCTTGAAGAAACACGGCGCTGGACATTCGGAGTTCAGCGCTGTGGAATTACGTTTGGTTGCTCGGTTTACGAGCGTGGTTACGTCGCCTGCCACGTCGCGGGCAAATTCGCCGACATTACCGTCGGCTTGCAGTCAGCCGGCCTCGTCGTCGGCACTTCTTAATTAGCACATAGTTTATAGTAACGAATGAAAAATTAGAAAAACGTCGATAAGGGTGACGCATGGTCGGGAAACGGTCGTTTAGACCAAGCTCCGGCCGCCCTTTCGATTAAATTGACGGGAGCGATGTTACGTGGACAAATTAACGCTTTACATGGAGTTTTTCGTTAAACAAAACGTCGATTTCACTTCGTTTGAGAAGGCGGTCGAAAACGGTAAAACTGACGCTTTCATTGAGCGCATGGTCATCGACTTTTGCAAGCAACATCGTCCGAAGGCGTTATTTAACGCCGGCAAAGACCGAGTTCGCGAAGTATTTTGCGATGTATTCGACGCATTATTTTTCGAACAAACTCACGTTGATTTCACGTCGAAAAAGGCGTTCAGCTACTACTCGTTTAAGCCGTTAAACAAAATGCGAATCGTATTTGCGCCAACGAAAAAGGCGGCGCGAGAGATTATCGGCGCAATACCTTACACGGCGCTCGACTCGCAACTAGGAAACGCTAGCACGCTGCAACGAATCGTCGATGTACAGGAAGTCGACGGTCGACTTACGTTTATTACCGACAAAGGCGAGCAACGAACGCTCACCGACCCGTTATTTTACACGATAGTAAACATTTACGGAAATGGAGTGTCGTTAAATGAACAACGATAAGGAGTTTTTCTATTGCTATTCGCCAAATTTACACGACTTCTTACGCGCGCACGGCCAGCGTTATATTTGCGCCGGCCTTAACGAAAATACAATGCGTAAGTTTTGGCAGTACCGTCGCACCGACGAGTTAAGCCGGCTGTTAAAAGAGTACGCCGCCAACAATCCGAACAAGTAAGCGGCGGCCTTTTCGTTAAATTCACGACTTATAAATCGAAAGGGGACATTCGCAGTGAAGAAGGAGTTTCCGTTTGAGCTAGCGAACGGCTTTCTCGCCATTCCTAACGAGGTGCGCAAGTTTTACGTTAAGCACCCGAAAATCAAGCCGATTCACATTTTGGTTTACGGCGCCTTGCTCGATTATTACTCGGCGCTCGAAGGCTACGCTTACCCAACGCAAGACAGGCTGGCGGCTGACTTGGGCGTGAGTGATCGGACGGTTCAATCGGCAATTGAAACGCTGGAGGAAGTCGGACTGATACGCGCCGAAAAGCATCCGTACTTTCGAAACAACGTTTATTATTTCGAGGAGCCGGCGCGGTCGATCGAGGAGTTTTTCGCTAGGTTTCCGGAAGCGAGGGCGTACGCCGAGCAAGACGAGGTGAAGCGCGAGAGACGGCGCAGAGATAAGGCGGAGCACTTGCGGAAGTTGCGTGAAAACGAAGACGAAAAAATTTCGTCTACGAAGACGAAAAATTTTCGCCTATGAAGACGAAAAAATTTCGCCGTAATAATAACTACGGAATAATAACTACGTTAATAATAACTACTTCCGCCAAATCAAAGATTTGTCGGTATCTATCGTATATATTTCGAAGCAATCGCATAGTAGTATATTCTCTCCGGCAAAGAAGTTTATTCAAAGAAGTATTATATATAAGCTAACTAACCGAAACTTTGGGCGGCGCGCCTCGCGTTCGCCCGTTTTTCGTTAGGTCCGTACCTAGCGCCGATTAACTCCGGACTTAACGACGTTAATACTTTCGAAAGGAGGCACGCTAACATGGCGTTAAAACGACTCGGTCCCGAGCATTACATCGCGATCAAATGGCTCGCGTTACCGAAAAAAGGCGGCAAAACAATCGCTGAAATTGCGCAAGAAGCTGGCGTAAGTGAACGGTCGATTTACAACTGGCTGAAAGACCCGTTGTTCGAACGTGAGTTAAAAGCGGAAATGGTCCGTAACAGTCGCGACAAGCTGCCGGAATTAATCAATAGCTTGGCGGACATTGCGATTCGCGACGGTAACGCGGCTATGGCGAAGCTGGCGTTGCAAATTCACGGATTGCTAACGGATAAGGTCGAAGTGGAAACGAAGGTGACGACGCAGGAAGTCGATTATGATGCGCTTGACAACGAACTTGCGGCGTTTGATAAACGGTTGACTGAAAGCGATGAGAAAGACGAGGAATGAGCGTCGATATTTAATAAGAAGAAACGCGTGCAAGTTCGGTTGGCGGCGAATGGTCGGCGGTTTCATATCGTTTCAGTTTCGACGTGCACGCCGCGCCTGACGCACGCCCACCCGAAAATTTTCAGCGAGTGTGTTGATCGCGTTGCATAAACATGCAAAACGGGCGGTTGATTAACGATATACAATCGTTGCATAAACGTTGATTTTATGCGGTTGTATATCGTATACATAACGACCAAAAATAAAATAACGCCAAAAACCGCGTCATATCAACGTTTGTGGCGTTCACGTAACTCAACACTACATGATTTTGTTGAGTTGTTTATGCAATTTTTATGCATTGCGATTGGGCCGTTTCGCAGACCCCCAAGCGGGTACCTTTCGAATCGGCGCTCCTTGTGCCGGAAAAATCCGCGCATCAGAAAAACGTTTGAATTTCCGAATATTTTCCAATCGAAAGTCACACGCTACCTAACCCGATTATAACACGAAAATAAACCGCCTGCCTACGTTAGACAGACGGTTTTACAAATTAATCGCGTCATACAAATCGTCGATTTCTTCTTGCTCGATACCGATATACCGAAGCGTTTCGCGCTGGCTCGAATGGTTCAACGCGACCATTAACTGCGCCAAGTCAACGCCAGCCCGGTAACGATGGTAAGCGAATGTCTTGCGGAGCGTATGCGTTCCGATATGCACGTCGACGCCAGCTCGTTTGGCCGCCTCGTTCAAAATCCGCCATGCTTGCGTACGATCAAGCGGCTTGCTCGGGTTGCGTTTCGACGGGAACAACCAATCGTCGTCTGCGGCCGATTCCGGTACTAACTCGCGAACAGCGTTAATAATCGCTTGGTTGAGTCGGAACTCTTTACGCTTGCCGGTTTTCTTCTCTCGCAGAATGAGCGATGTTTTGCCGCGTACGTCGCCGACTTTGAGCGACAAGATATCGCTGATTCGTAGCGAGCTGTTAATTCCGAAAATAAACAGCAGTAAGTCGCGCCCGTAAAGGGCTTTTTTCATGCGCTCGATGTCTTCGATAGATTTAATCGGTTGTACAACGTTCATGACAATCACCTCAACGTAATCTCGTTTTGTTGATTTAATAGTAACATATTGCCAACGACGTTGTCAACGAAATTTTTGAAAAGTTTCGCGAAAGGAAGGTGAAAACATGGCGTGGATTAACGGGGTGTGGAACGATCGCAAAGAACGGCGCGATAAAATCGAAAAGCTGCGGCGATATATTGAACCGCGCGTCAAAAATCGCGACAAATTATCGTCCGACGAAAAAGTTGAGCTACGTAAGTATATCGCAGAGTATCGGCGCCTAACAGCAATCGACCGTGGCGAGGACGATTTGTTGTTTTTCGCATACTACTACTTCGGCGAAAACCTAAATCCCGACAATAACGGTAACTGGATACCGCGTTTCGATGATTCCGGGCTTGATCTCGTAAACAGACCGGAGGAGATAACGAAATTCGCGCCACGTTTTCACCATGAAATTTGCGATATTATGAACGTTGTTTCGAACAAAGAAGTAAACAAGCGCGTGGTTGTGGCGGCGCCGCGTTCGCACGCGAAATCGTCGTTTCTGTCGAAGGCGTTCCCGATTCACGAAATCGTTTATCGGAAGCGCAAGTATATCATTCTCATTTCGGAAACGCCGACGGTATCGAGCGCGAACCTCGAATGGATTAAAACGCAATTACAGCATAACGAAAAATTGCGTCGCGATTTTGGTCCGTTGTTGCATCCGAAGCAACAAATGAATCCGCGTGACAACACATCGGAATTCATTGCGTGGGAAGACCTAGGCGATGGCAAACAGCGGCAACTCACGCTAGTACAGGCGGCGTCGAGCGGGCAGGCGCTTCGTGGTCGCAACTGGAACGGGTCGCGCCCGGACTTAATTGTGTGCGACGATCTCGAGGATAAACGAAATACCAATACCGAACAGTTGCGGCAAGAGCTGAAAGATTGGTTCCGCCAGGTCGTTATTCCGTTAGGCGACCCCGAAGGCAAGAAAACGGCGATAGTTTTTATGGGGACTACAGTCCATCACGACAGTCTTTTAATTGACGTAATGAATAATCGCTCGGACTTCGAAAAGCGGCGCTATCAAGCGATTATTAAATGGCCCGAGCGTATGGACTTGTGGGAACAATGCCGACAAATTTACCAAAACCGAGAAGACCCGAACGCTTCGCGAAATGCGGAGCTTTTTTATATTGCGCACAAAGAAGAAATGGACAAAGGCGCCGAAGTGCTTTGGCCGGATGTTCAGCCGTTGTTTAAGTTAATGACGTGGAAATGGGATAACGGCTCGAAGGCGTTCAACACCGAGTATATGAATAACCCCATCGACGAAGAATCGGCGGTTTTCAATCCCGAAAAATTCAAGTATTGGGACGACAAAGAACCGAACAAAACGTTTCCGCATAAAGATTACATCATTGCGATGGGCATCGACTTTGCGCTCGGTAAGGAACGCGGCGACTATTCGGCGATTACCGTTGTGGCGCGTCATAAGGAAACCGGCGTTGCTTACGTAATTGATTCGTATGGCGACCGCGTACATCCGGACAAATTCATAAAAGTTATCGTCGATAAAGTACGCGAACATCAGCCGGACGTGATCGGAGCAGAGGCGCAGGCAGCGCAAGAGTTTTTCGTTGACCAATTGAAAGAGAAACTCCATTACATCGGTTATCCGGCGCACAATCGCGTGAAAAAGATTTATCAGCGTTCAAGGAAGGAGCTACGTATTGAATCGATGTTGCCGGATATTGAAGTCGGCAAAATTCAGTTTTGTCGCCGTCACACGTTACTACTCGAACAATTTGAGCGATACGGAACGGGCGAACACGACGATTTAATCGACAGTTGTGAAATTGCGGTAAGTGTTTCGAAACAGGGACGTAAGAAACTGGTTGAAAAACCGTTATGGTTATGAAAGGAGGGCGTTGAATGGCGCTATTTGAGCCGGGTGGTTACTTTCCGCCCGAAGATTCAATCGAACGGCTGGCGAAGTACAAGCGCGGCAAGAAAATATTCGACGGCAAGCATTGGGAAGTGTACGAACGCGCCTACGAAATGCTTCAAGGTACGCCGCAAGGCGAGCAATTGCGCAAGTTGTACCTGGCGGTCAACCTTGTCGACATTCTCGTGACGAAGCCGGCTGATTTACTCGTCGGTG